TGCAAATTTGACTAATGTTTTATTTAATGGTAACGGATATTATTTTAATGGATCAAGTAATAGTATATATTTAGGTACCGAATTAAATTTACAAAATGGTACCATATGTGCTTGGGTTAATCCAGCCATATCTTCTGCCACTACATATCATGGAATTATTGGAAAAACGAATGGGGGAACAACTGGACAACAAACATGGTATATAGATTGGATTAGTGGAAATGCTTTGAGAGGAGGAATTGGAGATAGTTCTGGTGCAGATACTGTAACTCAAACATGGAATCCAACAATAGGAACTTGGTATTTTATAACTTTTGTATTTGATAATTCTTATTTATATTTGTATATAAATGGTGTGTCATTTGTAACTCCGACAGCTAGAACAAGAATTTGTCAAAACTCTGCACATCCGGTGTACATAGGAAGAGTTTTTGAACAAGCAAGTTATGCCTGGAATGGACAAATTGGTCAAGTTACAGTAAATAGAACCGCATTATCTGCTGCTGAAGTATTACAAAACTTTACCGCAACCCGTAAAACTTATGGAGTATAAAATATGAGTACAGTAAATAACGGACCACAAATAGTTAGGAGTGGATTGGTTTTAGATTTGGATGCTTCTTATATGAGAAGTTATAGTCCAAATGTATTGCCTAATCCTATAGATCCATATGCTTGGGCTGTTAATGGCGGTGGATACCAGATGACTCTTTCTAGAGATACCACAATTACTAGACAGTATGGATCTATTCCTTTAAAAATAGTAACTAGCGGAACATCAGCTTATACACAAACATATGGTAATTCCAATTGGAATTTAGCTCCTGCCGCTAGCGGACAAACATGGACATTTAGTTTTTGGACAAAAGGAAGTTCTAATTACACGGCTTCAGCAATGATATTCGAAGCTAATTCTTCTGGTGGATATATAGCTCTTGGTCAAACATATTATAACGTAACAACTAGTTGGACTAGAGTATCAGGAACTTATACATTTTCAAATGCAAGCGCAGCTTATGTTCAGTTTAGAATAGACAATTATAATAACGGAGTCACTCAATGGGTTGATAGTATTCAAGTAGAAAGAGCTTCCGCCGCAACAAATTTTAATCCATATTATTTTGGAAATACAGTATGGAAAGATGTTAGTGGAAATAATAGAACGGCTACTTTAACTAATGGACCACTATTTAATTCATCAAATGGCGGTAATATTATATTTGACGGTGTTGACGATTATGTTATAACGCCTTCTGGTGGTAGTTATTCAGAATATACTTTTATGTTTTTTTGCAAATGGATAAGTGATACTGCTAATGGCAGTAGAATATTTGGATGTGATGGATTTGGTACTTATACAATATTTACTCCTTCTAATGTAGGATTTCATTATAATCAAGCTGCTGGTTCAAGTACTACAATATCTTCCGGAGTAAATGTTGGATTAGGAACTTGGTGTCATGTAGCAGTTACAGTCAGTACATTATCTTCTATTGCGTACATATACATTAATGGGTCATTAACAAATGGATCGTCATCTATACCTTATGTAAATTTGTCAGGAAATTTTTACATTGGAGCACAATATACTAATCTATTAGCAAATTGTAATATAGCTTTATTTCAATTATATAATAGAGTATTAAGTGCAACTGAAATATCTCAAAATTTTCAAACGGATAAAACAAGATTTGGATTATAATTTATGGCTTTACAATATTCCCCCAAAATAGTTCAGGACGGTTTAGTAATGTGTTTAGATCCATCACAAAATAAATCATATCCAGCAATGGATCTTCCAGTAAAAGATGGATTGGCTTTATGGTTAGATGCATCGGATGACACTACATTTAGTTATAGTTCTGGAACAAGTGTTAGTCAATGGAGAGATAAAAGTGGAAACAATAGACATTTTTTCCAAGCCACTGCTGGAAATCAACCATCAAGAAGCGCAGTTGTAAATAGTAGAAAAGCAATTCAATTTACTGCCTCTTCTGGTCAGTATTTAAGATACAATAGTACAATAATTAATAATAGAACTGGAGGTTCTGTTTTCGTAGTTTGGAGAACTGCCGGAGAAACTAATTCGTATTCACAAATTTTAGATAATTATCACGGAGGAGCAAATGTTCAATATGCTGGTTTTTCAATAGAAAGAAATGGAGTTACTGATCAATATTATTGGGGATTTCAAGACACAGGATTTACTCCAGCAGGTAATATTGGGTCAACTGCATACTCTAATAATACAACATATTGTTATTGGATAACTAAAGATTCTACTACTATAACTGGTGGATATAATGGTACTTCTGTAACTCCTGTACCATCTCCAAGTTCTACATGGACAGAAGATACAAAAGGTTGGTTAATAGGTTCTTGGGGATCAAATACAGACACTTTTAGTAGATTTTTTAATGGCATTCAGTGTGAAATTATTATTTTTAATCGTGGGTTATCTGCAATAGAAGTTAAACAAGTAAACACATATCTTGGACAAAAGTGGGGTATATCTAATACCGATAGAAGTACACTCAATTTAGCAGGAGGATTTACTAATCCTTGGTTGTTGGGAAATGGAACAACCGTAGATATGCCTCAATATTCTTCTTATAATAAAAGTTTTTCATTTGATGGCATCACAGACATTATTACATACCCCAATGCTTTAGGAACGTTTGCTTCATATACATTTTCGTTTTGGGCTAGAAGAAATGCTGAAAGTAAAATGGCTCTTTCATCTTACGGTAATTCTACATTTTATTGGTTTGGAGACAATAGTTGGGCTTATACGCATGGTGGTGTTTTTGGTGAAAAATATTACAATAAAACTGTAAGCATACCACTTGGATCTTATGGACATTATTGTGTAACTTATGATGGAGCGACGGTAAAAATTTATAGAAATGGTGTTTTTGAAGATTCTCAAGCTACTACAGGTGCTGCTGTTTTTAACGTAGGTTTGCAATTAGGAAAAAATGGAAGTAGTGTAGATTATATGTTTAGTGGCGATATTGCCAATTTTTTAATGTATAGTAGAGCGTTGTCGGCTACGGAAGTTGCTCAGAATTATGAATCACAAAAAGCTAGATTTGCAAGTTATATTGTAACTAATGGTCTCGCATTAAATCTTGATGCGGGTAATTCATTTAGTTATGCTGGATCAGGTACAACGTGGTATGATGTAAGTGGAAATAACTATAGTGGTTCATTAATAAATGGCCCAACATATACTTCTGATAATAACGGAGCTATAATATTTGACGGTACAAATGATTATGCTTCAATTTCTAGTAATAGTAATTTTAATAATGGAAATAATATCACAGTCGAAGCTTGGGTACTATGTACAAATTGGTCAACATATACACATCCTATGATAGTTGCTAAAGGAATAAATGTTGAGTGGATATTATGGAAATCAAACGATGTGGGTTATGTTGGTAAGTTAGGATGGCGTGGAGCTGGGACTGCTTATACTACTACAAGTTTACCAAATAATACATGGGTTCAATGTGTTGGTAGTATTGGAAGTGCTGGACAAAAAGTTTATTTAAATGGAATATTGGAATCAACTGTAGGTAATACAACATTTACCAGTGGAAATGTTAATGTTACAATAGCAGCAGGATTGGTTACAGGATCCCCATCGAATTTATTGGGGGCTAATGTTGCAATAACTAGAATATATAATAGACAACTAACTGATGCTGAAGTGTTACAAAATTACAATGCTACAAAAGGTAGATTTGGTTTATAATTAGTGTTTGGTTATAAGGATTTTATTCTATTTATATAACATATGGCAGATATCGTAATAAATCCAGCTATTGGTAAAATAGACTTTTTCTCAGTCAAAGGTGATAACGTAACTAATACTTTAAAGTTAACAGGCAATACCTTGCTTGTCACGGGTCCACTATCAGCAAGTTCCATATCAACCGGAGGCGGTGGAGCATTTGTAACATCGGCACAACCAACCTCCAATTTTTTAAGCAAATTTACTGGAAATAGTACCATAGCAAACAGCTTAATATACGATAATGGTACAAATGTAGGTGTAGGTACAACAAGTCCTGCTGATAAGTTTCATGTAATTGGTAATGTAAGAATAAATGGGGGTGATATATTAAATTGGAGTGGTCAAGCATTTATTCAAACATTAGGTAACTATGACATGTTCTTTAGACCTAATAGTACATTGCAAATGATATTAACAGGCAATGGTAATTTAGGTATTGGTAGTGGATTTACCAATCCTCTTGCTAAATTACATGTTACCTCTGCTACATCTGGTGCAACATTATTAAGAGCTGATGGTACAAATGGTACATTATTTAGTGTAATTGACGATTTAAGTGATAGTTTGATGTCAGTCAATAATAGTGCTGGTTTGCCTGTATTGGAAGTATTTGCTGATGACAGAATTGTAGGCGGTCAATATGGTACGAATGATTTTGTAGTAATTAATAACAAAGTGGGTATTGGTACAAACAATCCTGTAGGTAAATTACATGTTACAGGTTCAGCAAGTGTACCGGCAGCTGTTTTCTACGGCAACGTGGGTATAGGCACATCAACATTTTCATATCCAACGTCAAATAGAGGTCTTTTAGAATTATATGGAAATACTGATGCTTTGCTTGCTTTAAGAAGTGCAGGTACAAATTTTTATATACATAAACCAGGCGTTGATTGTTATATTGTTAATACTAACTCAGGATTCATTTCTATTTACAACAATGGTAGTGAAAGAATGCGTATTGATACCAATGGTAACTTAGGTATTGGTACAAGTAGTCCTGGTGTTAAATTGGATGTAATTGGTGGTGTGCGTTCTTTTTCATCTGCTGGTAATTATGGATTGATAACAAATGGTTCTTTTCAAGCAGTGGGAGATCATGGTGGTACTTTCATGTTGGATCTTGATAATACTGGTGCAGCTGATCTGGTAAACATTAAAAAGAGTGGAACTTCAAGATTTTATATAACGAACGGTGGTAATGTTGGTATAGGATCTACAAGTCCTGCTACAAAATTAGATTTAAAGGGTAATTTATTCGTTGCTAATGCTGCTAATGGTAACAATACTATAGCATTTGGTAATATTGGTACATTGGGGCCATTGAATGGAGCTCCAAATAATTTGACAGGAAGTGCTTTCTTAGTTGTAAGTTCATCTACTGCGAGTGGCGCACCAAGTCATATGAAATTTTTTACCACAACAGGTGGAACTTGTGGTGAAAGAATGCGTATTGCTGCTGATGGTAATGTTGGCATAGGTACTACAAGTCCTGCTTATAAATTGGATGTAAGTGGTACTGGTAGAGTTGGTGATGTATTTTTAATAACAACCGCCACTACTTCAGATGCGAGATTGGAAATTGGAAGTGGTAGAAGTGGTAATGGTAATTCTTATGTAGATTTAATTGGAGACGCGACTTATCCGGATTTTGGTTTAAGATTAATTCGTTATGATACCGGTGCAAATGCTAATAGTAGACTAGAACACAAAGGAACTGGTCAACTACAATTATTTTCAACAGAAGCCGGTTCTGTTACAATCTCAACAACGTCAACAGAAAGAATGCGTGTAGATAGCAGCGGTAATATTGGCATAGGCACAACAACTCCATCACAACTACTACATGTTGCTGGTAATGTTAAATTAAATAGTGTATTTGGTGAAGCTTCTACCACAGGTGTTACAGCAATAACTCACACTACTGATAGTACACAACCAAGTATGTATCTGTGGGGTAAGGATCATGCTACATACCCAGGTCAAGTTCATATAATTGGTAGATCCGACAATGTTTCTGCTGACGCTGGTAGAATAGCTTTTTATGATTATAATGGTTCTGGTTGGGACTTGAACATGGTCATAAATAAATCTGGCAATGTTGGTATAGGTACTAGTACTCCTAGACAAATACTTCACATAAATGGAAGTATTTTATTAGATGGTTTACAGAATGGGTATGAACAAGGCTCTACTAGAGCAATTGGTTATGGTAGTAACAGTGGAGCAGTTAATACCGATGGTTTTAGTGGTATGGATATACAGAGCGTAAACGCTCCTGCTCCAAATGGTGGTAATTATAGTCAAAATGTTAGATTTTGGACACATCATTATGGTACTGGTACAGGTAATACGCCAAGAATGATTCTTCAATATAATGGTAACGTTGGTATAGGCACAACCAGTCCAATAGCAAAACTAGAAGCTTATGGCGGATCAATGGACCCAACGTTAACTCCGGGTGATCCATCAATTTTTTCAGTTAATAGTTTGGGTGTTCAATTGGCGGTGGGCAGAATGGTTACTACTCCGTTTAGCGTTTGGTTTCAAGGAAAACATGCTACGGTTGGTGGCGGTTTAACATATCCAATAGTTTTAAATCCTCTTGGCGGTAACGTAGGTATAGGTACAACAAGTCCTGCTAGTAAGTTACATATAAGTGGATCTGGACAAACAATAATGCGTCTTGATTCAGATACTACTACCAGTGTATCTCAATTTCAGATAAAAGCTGCATCAGATGCGGTGTTAATAATGGGTATGTTAGGCGGATCTGCTGCTAGTACAAACTTTGGAGTTACTGCTGCTGGTCAAGCATATTTTGGAACAAGTACTCTTGGTTCACCACATCCAACTTCTTTAGTAATTGGTAATGTAAGTAATATACCAATAGTATTTAGTACAACTAATACTGAAAGAATGCGTATTCTATCAGATGGTAATGTTGGTATAGGTACAACAAGTCCTGGATATAAGTTAGAAGTTACTGGAACTGGATTTTTTTCAAGTAATCTTACTGCTAACGGCGTTACAATTGGTGCATCAGATGTTCGTAGTTCCAGTAATATTCTTACTTTAGGTGGTACATCCGAAAGAATACGTATAGACACAAATGGTAATGTGGGTATAGGTACGAGCAGTCCAAGAGTATTGTTAGATTTGGCTAAAGCTAATAACGTTGGTCAAGTTTTATTGATCGGAGAAACTTCAACGAATGTAAGAACTGGATTTGGATTAGATTCATCAACCGCAGGAATGAGAATTTTCTGCCCCAACCTCTCTAGTCAAGCTATAGACATGGGTGGAATCTCTACATCAGATGGATCTACATGGACAAGAAATCATAGTTTTGGTGTAGCAGGAAAAAATAGTTGGTTAAATGAACAAGGTGGTAATGTTGGTATAGGTACATCAAGTCCAAGTGCTACATTAACAGTTATTGCAACAAACAATACTGGTTCAAGAATTCAACTTGGTACTGCTTCTACTAGTACATTTATGGATGCTAATAAAGTTAATGACTTTATGGTATTAACCGCTCCGTTTGGTAATAATCCAGCATCTGTATCTAATGCTGGTGCTAAGTGGGGCATCAAGATGAATGGTTCCATCGATGGCATAAATACCAAAGGTAAAGCTGCTTGTATATACGCTGTAAGTGAAGATGGAGCGGGTTATAATAGAACAGTTGGAATGGCATTACATACAAGTGGATTTGATTTGGATAATGCTGAAAGAGTAAGAATTACAAATGGTGGTTATGTAGGCATAGGCACATCAACTACAACATCTGGATTACAAATACAAACTGAAGGTACAAATACTGCTTCAGGTTCATTCTTGTTTGTAAGATCTACCAACGCAAGTTTTGGTGGTGGTGCAATTGGCGTTGGTTATCAATACGCAGCTGCAGTAGGTAACAATTATACTCCGTTTAGAATTAGAGGAGGTTCAACCAATGCAATATTTACCATAAATAGTTCTGGAACTGTGTATGCTGGAGATACTACAGGCGCAGTTATTTATGGTAATCACGATCCATATTATACTTTCAATCAAGATACCAATACAGGTATGGATTGGGCAGCCGCTGATACACTAACATTCAAAACAGGCGGTACTGAAAGACTACGTATAGATACAAATGGTAATGTAGGTATAGGCACAACTGTTCAAAATCAAAAACTATCAATTTATCCTGGAACTACAGGAGGTATATCGTTACAAGATAGTGGTGGTACAACTCGTTCATATTTCTTTATTGATAATACCAACCCAACTTATTCGACGGGAATAAGAACCACAAATTATTATATAGATTTTGATTCTTCAGGTGGAGCTCAAAATGCAATTCGTTTTTATACAGGCACAGGTGCAATTGGCACAGGCACAGAAAGAATGCGTGTCACTGGTACCGGCAATATTGGTATAGGCACATCAAGTCCTATTAGCAAACTAAATGCTTATGCTAGTGGTAGTAATTTGAGTGTATTGAAGATTGACGGTGGTAATGGTACTCTATTTGAAGTAACAGATCAATTGAGTGGTAGTTTATTTAGTGTAAATACAATTGCTGGTCTACCCGTCATGGAAGCATTTAGCAATAATAGAGTTGTGATGGGTAAATACAATGCCAATGACTTTGTTATCAGTGGTAGTAGAGTAGGTATTGGTACAAGTAATCCTTCCAATAAAACAACAATAGAAGCAGATGCAACAGGTGTATCATTTGCAGATAATGGTATCGGACAACTTGTTATTCGTGGAGCAACCAATACAGCTAAACGTCTAGCGCTAGGTATTGATACCACGAACAATATTGGTGTAATTCAATCACAACTATACGGCACTGGACAATATCCATTAGCTTTAAATCCAGCAGGAGGTAGTGTAGGTATAGGTACAACTAGTCCTACTGCTAAATTATATGTTTCCGCAGGAACACTCGCTGTTAATACCAGAGCAATGTTTATAAACGCTGATATTACTACAAATTCTAGTGTTTATACTCATACATTAAATTTGATAGATGGTTCTGCTGATGCTAACCCAACATCTCTCGCATTAGGACTATATAGTCATGTTGTGTTTAGAAATAGGCCGGTTAGTGCTGGAAGTGCTGGGGGAATTTTAGATATATACACTAGAGGCGTTCTTACAGATCCAACAGTAAAAATGACAATTACTGATGTTGGTAACGTAGGTATAGGTACAACAAGTCCAAGCGGTAAATTACACTTAGATGATGCAACTGCTCCTTATATTACTATAACCAGAACGGGTGTACCTACATGGCAGTTAAGAAACAATTTTCCATCAAACCAATATGGTTTTAGTTTTAATAATACTACTGCTGGTACAGTACCATTATTTATTGGAGCTGGCGGAAATATAGGTATAGGATTAGATAGTCCAGGCGCTAAATTAGACATAGCTAGTACACAAGCAAATGGTATTGTGATGAGGTTTGATACCAGTACAAATTATAATGCTTGGATACGACCATATTGGAATAGTAATACAGATACAAGAATTGATTTTGCTATAAACAGATCTGCTGGTGTTACTCCTGATGTAATTATGTCTGTTGGTTATGGTACCAATGTAGGCATTGGAACAACTGCTCCTGTTGCTAAATTACATACAGTTACAACAACTGCTGGTTCAACCGTAATCAGAGCAGATGGTACAAGTGGTACATTGTTTAGTGTTGTAGATGATCTAAGTGATAGCTTGATGAGTGTAAATAACAGTGCCGGTTTACCAGTATTCGAAGTATTCGCTAACGATAGAATTGTAGGCGGTCAATATGGTGTTAATGACTTTGTTGTTATAAATAATAAAGTAGGCATAGGCACAAACAATCCATCAGGCAAATTACATGTAAGCGGTAGTAACGCTACAAGTATCATAGATGGATTAAGTATAGGTAGAGGATCAGGCAATGTTGTTACTAATACTGTTATAGGTAACGGCGCTTTATCATCTAATACTACAGGTTTTTATAATAGTGCTATTGGTTATAAAGCATTGTATAGTAACACATTTGGGGAATATAATACAGCAGTAGGTTATCAAGCGTTATTTAGTAATACAGAGGGTATTAATAACGATGCATTTGGTGCTCAATCATTGTATAGTAACACATTTGGTTATAGTAACAGTGCATTTGGTATGTATTCAATGTATAGTAATACTATTGGTAATAATAATAGTGCATTTGGATATGGTACTTTGTATGAAAATATAGAAGGCAATCTGAATTGTGCTTTTGGTGCTCAAGTATTGCGAAATAATACACTTGGTAATTATAATAATTCCTTCGGTTATGAATCAATGAGATATAACACGACTGGAGAAAACAATTCTGCGTTTGGCGCTTATGCTTTAAGAAAAAACACAACTGGTATTAAAAATAATGCATTTGGTAATTGGGCGTTAGAATCAAATACATTTGGTTATCATAATAATGCTTTTGGTTATTTAGCATTGACATTAAATACTATTGGTAATAATAATAGTGCATTTGGATATAGATCTTTATATTCTAATACAACTGGTTCAAACAATAATTCTTTCGGTTACAAAGCTTTATTTGCTAATACTACAAGCAATAACAACGCGTTTGGTTACCAAGCATTATATACTAGCACTACAGGTTCGAGAAATAGTGCATTTGGTCATATGGCGTTGAGAAATTTAACTACTGCTAGTGATAATACAGCTTTTGGTTATAAAACATTACTAAGTGGTTCAAATGGTCAGTTTAGCCAAAGAAATACTGCAATGGGATCTAGGGCGTCTGAGGCTGGTGGCGGTGTAAGTAATAGTGCCTTTGGATTTGAAGCATTAAGATATAGTGGTTTCAATGCTAATAGTGCATTTGGAGCTTACACTTTAAGAAATCAACGGACGACCGGAACTGCAAATAGTAATAGTGCATTTGGTTATAAAGCATTAATAAATAATATTTCAGGTTATACCAATAGTGCATTTGGTGCTAATGCTGGTACCACAGTAACAGGTGGTATAAATCTAACTATAATCGGCGCTTCAGCCGAACCTTCATCAGCTACAGCTACCAATCAAATAACATTGGGTAATTCAAGTGTAACTTCATTACGTTGTCAAGTTACTACTATTACTGCTTTATCAGATTTTAGAGATAAAACCGATATTACTGACATTCAACTTGGTCTAAGTTTTGTAGAGAAATTAAGACCTGTAACCTTCAAATGGGATCGTAGAGAATGGTATACTGACGGTAATAGAGATGGTAGCAAAAAAGATAGTGTCATACAAGCTGGATTTATTGCACAAGAATTAAAAGCACTTCAAGAAGAAGAAGGTGTAGAATTTCTAAAATTAGTATATGAGGATAACCCAGATAAGTTAGAAGCTACCCCAGGCAATTTAATGATACCACTTATCAAAGCAGTACAAGAATTAAGTACCAAAGTCAAAACACTTGAAGCCAAAGTTCAAATTTTAGAATCCAAATAAAACAATCAGATATTTATTATTAAACACATAATTTATGAGCGAAAACGTACCTACAATTACATGGAAAGTCACAAACTTAGACTGTTATCCAACATATGATGCTGAAACTGATGTAGTATTTACTGTACACTGGGACTGTCTAGGCAACATGACTGTTGCTACTGGTAGTTTAAGTGGTAGTGTCTACAATAGCCGTTTATACGGTACCACAGGCGTTACCTATCACAGTGGCAGTAATTTCACTCCATACAATCAATTAACTGAGCCTCAAGTATTGAGTTGGGTATTTGATTCAATGGGTGTACAACAAAAGACCAGTATTGAAGCTGGTGCTGCAAATTCAATTTATACACAAATTGATCCTCCAGTAATTCAACCTCCTCTACCATGGGCTCCAATATCTCCAACTATTACTCTACAACCCACTAGCGTAACTATTGGAACAGGTCAAGACGCTACATTCTCATTTGAAGCTACTGGTAGTTTGCCATTGAGTACTCAATGGTACAAGAATAGTAGTGCAATTTCTGGTGCTACCTCTACTACTTTGACAATCGTAAGTGCTTCATTTAGTGATGTAGCAAGTTACTTTGCTAGTGTAAATAATGCGGGTGGTACTGTTACAACCAACAATGTTACATTAAATGTAACTGGCAGTTTACCTCCTGGTCCATAAGTTTGAAATAAAATAAATCCAAATAGATACGTTCTACCTAGTTAAATGTATATGGTAGAACGTATTTTTTTTCAATGCTCATTGCCTCGTTGCGGTTCAACACTACTGCAAAATGTGTTAGCACAAAATCCTGATTTTTATGCTACTCCAACCAGTGGTCTCATTGAAATATTTCTCAATGCTAGAAATATCTATTCCACTAATATTGAGTTTAAAGCTCAAGATATTAATGTTGTAGAACCCGCATTTAAAGCACTATGCAAAGAGGGCATGTTTGCTTACTTTAATGCAATTACTGACAAAAAGTATGTAATTGATAAGAGTAGAGGTTGGAGTGTAACCTATGACTTTTTGAATTGGTATTATCCAGATCCTAAAGTTATTGTGATGGTAAGAGATTTGAGAGCGGTTGTTGCTAGTATGGAGAAGAAGTGGAGACAACATCAAAACATTGATGCGGGTTTACAAAATTGGAATGAATTACGAAACACAACTGTAGACAAACGTATAGATTACTTTTTACTACAAGCCCCCCCACTTGCTGTGAGTATGGATGTATTGTATGATACAATCATGAGAAAGTTGAGCAAGAAATGTTTGTTTATCAAGTTTGAAAACTTTACTAGCAATCCCCAAAGAGAAATGGAACGTGTATATGAATACTTGGGGTTACCATTCTATCAACACGATTTTAATAATGTAGAACAAAAGACGGTTGAAGATGATAGAATGCACATTCCATTTGGAGATCATAGTATTCAAAGAGTCATTAAACCAGTACCAAATGATTATTTGGAAGTGCTTGGCAAACACAATTGTGATAACATATATAATAGATTTGCTTGGTTCTATAAAGCATTCAATTATGAGTATTAAAATTACATTTTTTGGTCATTTAGTAATATTTATTAGTAACATTTAAAACATTTTTTATGGAAGAACAAAAACAGATTACATTAGCAGATTTAAACATCGTTCAATTAAAAGCAATTGCTTATGATGAAATTGTCAAGTTGAACGTGTCACAAAACAATTTACGAGTTCTTAATCAAGAACTAAGTAATCGCCAACAACAAGGTGTTGAAGGCGCATCTCCAGTTACACAATCACAACAATAAAATAAAGTTATGGAAAAGAAATTATCTGATCTAACAGTAGTAGAACTCAAGAGTCTTGCTTATGATGAACTTGCTCGTGTTGAACAAGCTCAATCAAATCTACGAATTCTAAATCAAGAAATTGGTAATCGTGTTCAACAAGCACAACAAACTCAACAAGGATCTTTTACCGCGCCAGTGAGTGCTGATGACAGCGGTACAGAAGTAACAGTATAACAACAAAACATTATAACATAACATATGACAACAACATCAGGCTACCCAGTCATCAACTTAACAGGTAGTTTATTAATTCAACCAGCAGCAACAACCAACCAAATTGAAATTCTTCAAGCGGTTGATGATCCTGTTGGTCAAACTGTAAAATCATTGGTCAAAATTAGTACCAATCCATATGCTCATAACTGGTACACCGTATGGTCAGGTGCTAGTTACGTAGCAATTGGTAACTGGACAGATCAAGACTTGCAAGATGCAGTAGTAGCACTTGTGACAGCTGAATATCCTCCAGTCCCATAATTGTAAATATACATTTGACAAAATGTTGGTTATGTTATAAACTTAATCCCAAGAGTGTGATGCTCTTGGGACTTTTGTTTTATACTAAAGTAGAAACGTTATATTATTATGAAAAAGAAATTAAAGGTTTTGATTGGAACTCCATCCTATGATGGTAAACTAGACATCTACTACATTGATAGTCTATTAAATACACTAGCACAAAGTGAACAAAATGGAGTAGAAGTATATCCATTGTTTATGTGTTATGATAGTTTGGTACAACGAGCTCGTAACGATCTATTCAAAGCAGCTTATGATGCTCAAATGGATATGTTAATTTTCATTGATGGAGATGTTGGATGGGATCCTAAAAACTTCTTCAAACTTGTTAAGAGTGATAAAGATATAATTGGGGGTAGTTATCGTAAAAAGAATGATAACGAAGAACTCTACGTTGTCAAAGCACTTGATCAAAGTGATAAAAGTCTCAATCTAAATATTGATAAAGATGGTTTGCTTGAAGTGGCTGGATTGGGTTGTGGTTTTGTGAAGATTTCAAGAAAGGCAATTGACTATCTGTGGAACAACAGTAAGAAGTATACCAGCGAAAAAGGCGATAGCAGAATGGTATTTGAAGTGGTTTGTGAAGATGGTGATCTAATCAGTGAAGACATCTATATGTGTAAGAAGTGGAGAGATGCTGGTAATAAGGTTTATTTGGATAGTCATATTACTTGTACTCATACCGGCGCTAAAACATATGTCGGAGATGTACATGCTTGGTTACAAAAATTTATATCACAACAATCAGGTACCAAGCCCCCCTCCGTACAAGGGGATCTCAGCAGTTATTTCAAGAATAGCCCCCCTAGTGGCGACGATGACTTTAAAGTGCTTGTATGAACACCATTTATGCTGATGTGATACTGTTTGACAGTATCGGAATGAGTTATGACGGTAACACACTACATACTCAAGGTATGGGTGGTAGTGAGTTTCAAGCTATTCTACTTTTAGAAGAATTGGCTAAATTGGGTAAGAGTGTAATTTGTTTAAATAATGTTACTGAACAAAAGAAAATTAATGGGGTAATGTATCTACCAAATACATCTGTTAATCAATATCAGTTTCAATGCAAGAACCTAATTATACATCGTTATAGTGATATACCCAAGATAGCACATAAAAAAGCATTTGTGTGGGTTACTGATCTAAATGGACCACACAATTTGAAGTTCTATACTTTATTTGAACAAAACAAATTGGAGTTGATTTGTTTGAGTGAATTTCAAGCCAATCAATTTCCAGGCAATTGGACAAAACATGTAATTTACTTTATGATTCCAGATTGGGTATATGATTATAAATTACCACAAGAAAAATCTGGGTATGTATATGCTAGTAGTTTAATGAAAGGTTATAGTGGTACGTTAGAATATTGGAAGTTTCTAAAGACTAACGGCGTGTTTAATGGTAAACAGTTAAATGTTTGTTTGCCAGGCTATGACAACCCTTCATCCGACATTAGTATGCCTATATATGATATAAATTATTTGAATACGCTACCTTTTAAGGACGTAGTTGATGTGATAGCTAAATGTGAGGGTATGTTTTATGTCAATATTATGCCTGAGACGTTTGGAATAAGTGTAGTTTTAGCTGAAATTCTCCAGTCTACCCCATACGTATTGGGTTTGAACGGATTGGGAGCATTGCCAGAACTGCTTCATAGTAAGACATTAACTACAGATATGAGAACCTTCATCAATTATTTCAAAAATGAAAAGTCCCAGCCAGTTAAGGCTAGGACATTCAAGAGTGAAATGGTTATGAAACGATGGAAAAAAGTATTGGACCTTGTTTAAGGTTTAATAAACAACAAATTCTCGTAAGTGATTTGTTGACCACTAGTTACACTTTCAATACAACGGATGTAATCGAATTTAAGTTCTTTAGTTAGAACATTCATTACATCCTCTTTTTTGCATCCGCCAATGTTAATATCAATCAAAGCAACTTCACATACAACAACTTTGGCTTTACTAAAAGTATTTATACCGCCACGGATAATGTCTAGTTCACTGCCTTGAGTATCTATTTTGATAAGATCGTATGTACCCGTTACAACATCATCTAGTTTATAGACAGGCAAAGTTTCTGTGATTAAATGTTCTCCTTCATAAAGAGGATTTACTTCTTTATAGATACTATTACCAGTACAAATGGGACTCCATTTGGTTTTATAGAAAGATACAACGCCGTTTTCTTTACCTAACAATTTTATTAGATAATTGTAGTTCTTACGTTTGAATAGTGGTTCACAATCACGATTGCCTTCGATTAAAAGCATATCAGATGCAGGCCAAAACTGCCGCATTACATCGGCAGTTTCACAAGTGTTAGCACCTATATCTAATATTCGTTTTGGGTAAAATCCACTATTTTTTAATAACTTACAAGTATCTTCATAAAAGTCATAGGCGTAGTTATCAAGTTCATTTATTTTCATATATATTTTATTTTATTAAAATCCAACCTTTGACTATATTCCTTCTTCCTGAGAATAAAGCGGAAAGGTTACTTTTTATATTAAACTCAGTTTTTAACTCATACTTTGTGCAATTTTTATGTAAATTCAAAGATTTGTTGTAAAAATGATAAATATTTGAGTCATATGCTGGATTATTACTACCTTTTAATCTTAAAGACATTTTTTGCACCGTTTCAGCATTTAATTTTCTTCCCTTTAATTTATTAGATAATAATTTCTTAGTTTCTTTACTTCTTGGTTTACCATATCCCCAATGTTTTTCACCTTTACGTGAAAAACTCATTTTTGATTTAGCTACATCAGTATGTTTTCGTCCTCTATTGGCTATACTTATTTTTTCTTTAATTTCATCTGTCATCTCCACCTTAAAAACATCATATCTTTGATTATAATGACTATCTATTTTATTTTCAAAATCATATTTAATTTTATTTAAGTAAGTCTGTTCTACTATTAGTAATTCATCTTTATCATTTATGTATTCCACTACAATAAATTCAAATGCGGATTTTCCATATATATTCCACGCATTTTGTAGGTGTTCATTTTCATGGAAATTATTATTTAACTTATAACGATGTGTGATCCACCTTTTTCTAAATGAAACTGTACTTCCTACATAATATTTACCTGTATCTTTATGTATTATTTTATATATTCCGCCGATTTTTATAGTATCTTTCAAGCGATTTTTTTCTACAACGTTTTTTATTTCGGTTGTAGTATCGCATTTGTCTATCTTTTCTGGCTTGCAACTTATCTGCGTCTGTGATGTATTTTTGTTTTCTTCCCATATAATATTATTATTCATGTTATATATATATACTATATAAGTAGAAAAAAAGTAGAGAAATTATCAATATTATTAAGAAGGTTCGCCGTATATGTTATATTCACGAATCGGTTCTGGAATAATTTCCTCTTCTACTGTTTTGATAACATATAGTTTACTATCCATAGGAGCCAATCTATATTCACACTTTTGTTTGGTTTCCATGAAATAGGCCTCTAACGTTTCAGTTAAACTATTATGTATAATTTTACGACTATCATTCACAAGTTTCCATCTGTCACCAGGTGGTATTCTTGTAGCGATTAATTCATTTTGTTCTGTAATTTTTGTAGGCATAATTATAAAAATTTTTCAATAGTATCTGAAACTTCTCCCAGATCTTTAGGATAACTATCTGATAATGGATGTTTCAATGTTTTTATCAAACGCTTTTTCTCACGTTTATCACACAGAAAATATATATAACGAAACTTACGTCGATTTATTTCTTTTCGCCAAAACGGTCTTTTTAATGTTTCCTCAACATATTTTGGATCTCGACTACCCCCAAGCATTGCTCCGATTGACCTAGCATGTTTCCATTGACAATTAGGTGGTTCTTCAAAAGCATACACGTAATCAGTACCATCTCCTGTGGATTTAATAAACTGATACTTCCAATTGGTTGCTTGATAGATCCTACCAGTGTGTCCTGCGCCAGGATCCGCATAACTGATCAATACTTTTAAATCGGGTTCATTCTTTTTGAACCAATCAAAGCTTTGAGCAATAGCCCAACTTTCAATATTTTTGCCGTGGTTATCTTCAATCCACAAACGAGTTAGTTCCAACACATTATTGGTTTCCAATTCATCTGAAATACTTTTAACCACATTCATTCCAGTGGGATGACCATAAACCAATGTGCCTATCAATTCATCTTGGTTGGTAGTCATAAAAGCAGATTCAGGGCCTTTTTTGAAAATACCTAATGCAATGTAACACATCGTCCACCGATGAGTATAATGATTGGTTACAATCAATTTCTTCGCTACATCTTTATCAATAGGTTGGATAAAGTACTGTGTTGTATCTACATATTCAGATGTCATAGCATTTTATAAAAATTCTTATTTAACAATTTAAGAGTATAGTCTTCAATTTCACGGGGTTCCCACTTAATAGCAGTCAAGAATTCATTAAATTTATCACTATTTAGTGTGGATGTCAATAGACTAATATCAGTATCGTCATCAATACCAATACCATAAGCATGATTTGTAATAGCATATTCGCCTTTAATATCATTGATAGCATCCCAAACTTTTTGACCATTTGAGATGATTACCTTTTTATTATAACGATGACCCTTATCTGGATCAGATGAATAACAATATCCCACATCATTCTTAGAAATAGAATTGATGCATGGATATACATGCGTTTTAGTCTTATTCATACTCATATAATTTCTACGAGGATCACAATCATCACTTGCATAAAGTGTAATCCTACTATTAGTATCATGAGTAAACAAACTATTGATCTTGTCAATATCAAAGTTTGGTAGAATAAACATATTCTTCAAGTTATAAGAACCCTCGACCAACTTACAGTTTTTAACAAAAGTACGATTGGTAGGCTTATTTTTAATAACATGTACAATATCATGACGCAAACCAAAATCTACCCATCCATCCATTTCAATGCTACTAATATTATAGTTGCGTAGATAAGTAAACATATTATTACCAGTACGTTTGATCTTCATCTTAACATCAGGCTTCAAACGCCAGTTAGGATTGATAAGATGAATCGTATGACCATCATTAACGCAAAGATTCATTGCATACTCTACATAAACAGGCCAAAACCGCTTACGTGTACCTCTAGGGGGTACACATACAATACGATCATATTTAATTGATGACTTGGCTGAATTGATTTTATCCAAATCAACTTCTTTTACATTAAGATCAATATTTGTGGTATTGTACAATCCCTTCTTTGTAATATTAGCCCCAGATGAAGTATATGTAAACGCATATACCTGATTTTTCAAAATATGATTCAATCGAAGTTCGTCATTTGGTTGCCATAACTTCATCTTTTCGTTATTAAAAAGACGAAGTGCAATCATCATGGATACAATTCCATTATTGCTAGCAATCTCCAAAAACTTTAGATCGGGATTAGACCAATCTTGTTCTGGAAAACAATTTAGAATTTTGTTAGATAATTCCATCGAAATGAACAACTCACTTTTGCTGGGAGAGTTCAAATGCGGAATCAACTTCACATTCTTTTCAAGATAACTAACTACATTCATATTATTCAGCTTCCTTCTTGTAGAAAATAAAACCACGAATTGCGTTGTCTAAGACTTTATCACAAATGAACTTTTTGTCAAGCAGATCTTTAAAAATATTAAAGTCAACTCCAACTTGGGTTTCAAACAAGTTCTTTTCCTTGGTTGTTTCCAGATCACGAACGCATCCATAATCAACATCACTAGCATACAAAAAGTTAGGAATACGTGATGTAATCGCTCGGATCTTTTCGCTAATAATCTTCTCAATCTTTTTGCTTGACGTTTTAGTTCCCTTGGGACCAAGAATAAAAGTTTTACCCTTTTTAATATTGGTAACATTAATTCCAGTACTAAATCCAGTTGTAAACGTTCCGCTGAAATCAGACAACAAATCTACAATGTAGTCTTCATTGCCGTAAATGTCATTTCCCACAATAAAATCAGAATTGAACTTGCCTGTTACAATCGCCGGATCAAACGACTTACGATATAACTGTACAAATTCATCATGCGACAATTCCTTCAATGAGTTCTGACTCATGGACAAAAACTTACAGGTATCAAACACCTGCTTAACAGCCGTAGTGTCATTTACGCCTGGAGAACATAGTTTAGCATATTCTACCATACAACGAATTTCACGATTGGGAGAAAACTCTACAACCAATACATCTTCCTTTTTACCATCTGGATGAGGAGATTGTGGGCGGAAAATAACTTGAAGATATGTTTCAATTTCTTGAGTGTCACTCAACATAAACACACTAGTCCAAGGCTTTACTGTTACGCCTGTATTACACTTGCCACAACTAAGCGTAATCGTGCGATTATATGTCTTACAAGCATCAATTACGTTTTGTAGGGTATTTGTACCCTCACCCTCGTTGTTAGCATATGCTGGTACAATTTTAAAGTTCTTGAAATACCAATGTGATTCCAAAACAACCTTCATTGCCTTACAAATAGCCACAGAACGAGGCATATACCAAAAAGTATGATTCAACTTGTTGCACCAATAATTGTGGTTAAACGGAGATTGACAAACTCGAGCATCTTCAGAAGCTAGATTGTCCAACCATCGAACAACTGAAGACTTATGTACAAAATCTCCAGTGGTTTCATCAACGGTAAAAAACTTAGTAAAAGAGAAACCTTCTTCTTTGGAATAATTCTTGAAATAATAATCCATTACTTCTTGAGTAGGTTCAAGACGCATGAACGTGAGAGGAGCCAACCAACGATAATTTTCAGTAGCCCAATTGGTACTCTTTTCCTTGTTACGTTCTACTTGTTCATTGAAGTAAGACCAAACATACATGTTTTCATCACTAAACATACCAGACATCAGAATTTCAATGGGAGTACCACTAATCCAAAGTTCCTTAGTATGATTAATGTTAGATACAATCTCACGTGCAAGAGGCTTGTTGATTCCATAATGTACTTCATCCAGTACAACCATGTCATAATTCAATGACAACAGATACTTCCACTTCTTCTTTACAGTACCATCCAGATTTGTACCCAAAATGTCCTGCATCGAAGCAAAGATGATATACGTCTTGTTTTCATCGAACTTGATTTCATCCTTGATGTTCAAAGCATCAATGTAGACATAACCAAACTTTTGGTCATCAGCATCATCCTTCCAAGAGTTCTTTACCTCTACCCTGTAAGAAAGTACCAAATTAAGCTTGGAATTCAAATTCTTGATAGACTGATAGGTAGTTTGAACTTTGCCAAAACGCATCTTAGCTGCCAACAAAAATCGAGAGACTTCGTTGGTTGACTTGGAAAGATATGACGTAATGTTGTTAGCTGCGTTAATTTGTTCATCACGAAGAGTGTGATTATAGCTAAAAACCTTTCCGTGAATCTTGTAATTGTAAGCCTTACGGATGTTTTCCAACGAACAATTGTCCATCCAATCGTCGCCAGAAGCTTCCTTTTTCTTACGATAGGTAGCCCCAAACTTTTCGTTTAGTACACGATGAATCTGATTGTCCGAAAACTTCTCAGGCAATAGAATTTCAGCGGCAATCTTAGCCTTGTAAGGCATGGCAGCTTTTTGATTTCCGATACGCTTCTCAACGGTTGAAACAGTATCGCCAATCTTCCATGTATTACACTCATTGAATTCGCCGAACAACTCGGTGAATGTGTAAACGTAGTGCTTGAAAACAGTCGGCTTACCTTGAGTATAATCCCAAATTTGATGTTTGTTGGTCATAGATGAAATGTGTTAACTTATCTTTAACAAGATTACCACAACTTTAAAAAAAGTCAACGGATTTCTTTTATATTTATTAATCGGTCAATTATGATCAGAATCTATTCTAAAGATGCTTTAAAAGTCAATTTAGAGGAGGAAAAGGCTTGTAGCAAACTTGTTACAAGTGGTTCAATCTACACATTGTATGTCGAGTGTTGTGACATTCGACACAATATAAAAAATAGAGTGTTTATCGTTAAAGATAGTGGCAAATGTGTCGGATGGGCAATAATTAAAGAACGTAAATTAACCAGATCGCCAAAATTTAAGTTTGAATTTATGGTTTATATAAGAAAAAAGTACCGAAGACAAGGCATCGGTACTAAACTCTATAAAAAAGCTAAGGGGTTTTTTGATTTAAATGATAAAGATATAAAAGTGTATATTACTACCAATTATAATTCTATATTTTTTGAAAAAGTTAGGAAGGTTTAACAAAGAATATCTTGTGCATACCTGTCATATAAAAGGTATTCAAATCCATATTCAACGCTTTACATTCAAGTTCTCCCGGCCAAAATCCTTTCCAGGAGGCAAATTGCTTATCATGTCCTTCACATTCACAGCTTAATTTTTGACCACCACACACACTACATCTTTCAATATCACACTTTTTCTTGTGTATTTTACCAGCAACAACTTTGCAACTAAAACAATTGTCTAGTTCAACCTTCTGACACACTGGAGTTGGTTTCTTTTTCATAATTAACAACAATGACCTTTCTTATCATCTGCGGTAAAATTGTTAAGGTGATAGTTACTGGCACGAATGTCTCGTAATCCATATAGTTCTCGGTACATATCGTATACAATATGATCCAAATCTTTTACTGTCATTGGAATGCTTTTGGTCTTGTCTACTTCTTGCATTTTTAAACAATGCTTTTTGATGATAGAATCAATTTGTTCTTTCATCAATTTTTAGTAGTTTTAATGATTTTACCGTCACAATTATAATAGGCTCTATAATAGTTTGTGTGTACTGTATATACAGTATTTGTGGAGTTTTCAATCATACTATAAGTAATATAGTTATTATTGATAGCATGTACTCTACTACAAGGTGGTAGTGTCTCTAATGCTCTGTTATAACTATATCTTAGATACATGCCACTAGTACAACCAGTAGATAATAATGCAATAATTAATAGTTTCTTCATTCTGTTAACTCACGTTCTTCTACTGTATAATTATGACTGTCTTTGAACATATCACGGTATTTTTCAGCATTTTCTTTTTTTAAATAAATCTTCTCAATTGTATACTCCCCACCCCGGCTTGAAATAATTAAATATACTTTAATTGGTTCAGGCAAAGTAGCCGCATACGCAACTGTTGCGAGAAATGCAGCATAAACAATTACGCCACACCATTTGATAATACTTTTAAAAAGGTTCATAATTACTTAGTTTAGCTTGACAGCGTTCCAATTTGTTTTTGTATCTCTGAATTGTGATAAAATCTTCATCCATATGATCATTAGCTTTTACAATTTCACGGCTAAATCGTTCCACTTCATCACATAGATAACGAATATCTTCACATAACTTTGGATCAAGTGTAGTGTTACAATTATTGTTTGTAAATTCTCTTAATCTACTAACTACTTCTTTGTTAGTCTTCATTGGTTCTGTAAATTACTTTATCAACAGTAATTCCTTTTTTATGTGACTTGGGACCATACATAGCCCCATATTGGTTCTTGCTGTTGATATAAGCCATTAAATCTGCTTTAATGGCATCTACATCTACCTCATCAAAATTTGGCGGTAGATTAACTGTTAGATAATACTTTGGTTTGTTAGTAGTCATATTTACCTTTCTTATGATCTTCCAGACTATACTGTTCTTTCTTTAAGAATAGATCAAAAACTGACCAAGAAGAAGGGCATATTGGATATTTAGCACACATTGGTCGAATACCATAATACTTATCATTTTTTGATAAAGTATCGTAAACCTCTGCGTCTTTATTAGACTTTGCTTTCTTAATAATTTCAATTAATTCTGTATTTTTAGTATTAAAAATTTCAACTGAAATTTTCTTTCCTTCCATCAATTTACGAACCGCATCAAAGTTACTTCTGTCTTTAGTACACCAATCTAATAAATCCTGGGGAGTTTCTGCATCAAAAAATGAAGGTATTGATTTTACACCAATATCAACCCATTTAAGATTTCTCAATGGAAAATTACCGTTACAGTTGTGACAATGACACCGTAAATTTAACTTTTGATCTGAAGTATGAGGTTCAATTTCAGGTTCAGGCTCTACGTGATTTTTATCAAATAGTGCATCATACGCTTTTTTAACATCTATTTTCTCATCTGTCTTACGAACACAATACTTTTGTTCAAAAATTTTACTAATTTTTTCTTCATCTAATTTAATATCATCTCTATACGTCCGAGTAAAATACGCCTCACATTTCTTTAATATAACTTCATCCGGAATATCTTTGACAATTGAAGCTTCAAGCTCTTCAATGTATGATTGATCCTCTTCTGATCGTGGGATCAACATCATATGCTTTTCTTGATTCTCCACAATTTCTCGAAGAGTTAATCGTTTCTTGTAGTCACTTTTTACGTATTGTTGAGACAAATAAGTCGTAGTATGCATTCCTGTACCAATGTTATTTGCTTTTTTATTCTTTTTATTTTGTTTGCTCATAAATTTTTACCAGTGATGTATAATGTTTGCGATAATGAAAGCGCATGTAATAAAGTTTACCATAACAATGGCGAACCTCAAGAGAAAACTAGCTAGAGCATAATTTACAGGCAATACAGGCACATCAGGCTTGCATTCATCTGTATGACCTACACGGTGGTCAATAGTTCTAGCTAACGTCAAAAAAAACTTATTAGTTGTCATCTTTTGTAATAATAAAAAATCCACTTATCATTAATAATAAACCAATAACACACAATATGTAATACAATACATTATCATTCATATAATAAGAAATCGTACAATCTGTAGATCACCATCAGCATTCTTGGTTTCAAGAATTACGTCAGGGTGAGGACGATCACAGCTAAGATATACTTTAGCATTAGGAACTTCTAGTTCTTTAACCATCTTCTTTTCTACTGCGTTTTTAAGCCAGTCAACAATATCTGTTTTCTTTACAATAGTCATATAATTTAATTACCCATCCAATTGCTTACATTCTCTGGTCCGTTTGGAGTTTGAATACCAACATACTTTACCTTGGTCAAATCCATAGGCATCTTGATACGCTTCCAATCCCATAGGGATGGTAGATCACTACCATCAACAGCTTCCCATTCAATGTCCAATATAATTCTAGCAGATTTAGTTTTATTATTAATATTATTCATAACTTTCACGGTCAATGTTTGTCACATACGGGAATCTGGGCAGTTCATCTCCAGGTGTAAGATTAAAATACTTCACCGTAGCACTCTTTCCAATAAGTTTATTCTTATTCTTTAATAGTTCCTTCAAATATTCCCGAGTGCCTTTGATATTACTATGAAATTCAATTCCCTTATGATTCTTAAATACCATATATCCAGCCATACCACTCTTGTTACCTATCCCCTCAACGATGTCAAGAATCTTGAATTCAGAATCCTGAAACTCCTTACGTTTAAGCAAATGTTTGCTTCGTTTGTTTTCATATACGCCATCGGTACGTACCATCTGACCTTCATAACCTTCGTCAACATACTTTTCATACAACTCATTTAAATGTGTAATCGTGTCCACAAGGTGAGTCGGTACACGACGAACCACATGGTTATTAGTAAGATAAGTAGTAATGTCATCATTACGATCACTAAAAGTCTTCGATACAATCCAGTCATATACCCAATATTGAATATTCTTTGCACTCTCAGTCAAATCTTCTGGTGTAGGCTTGGTCTTCTTTACCAAACTACAAATAGCATTAAAGTCATTGGCAAACTTGTCAGCATACAATTCACCATCAAGAATTGCATCTGGGAACTTAATGAAGAAATCCTCCAATGCAACCAATACATGAGGAGCTGAAACAATGGGTTTACCATTACGACTCCACATACCATCCTTTTTTACAACACAACGAATGCCATCCAACTTGGGTTGACTATAAACAGGATACTTCAAATCATTCTTATAATCATCATAGTTCTTAGCCAACATTGGTTCAGTAAAGCTCAGACCATCAATGTCATTGATCTTTTCAAAATAACCACTTTCTTTCTTCTTTTTCCAAGTGGCTTTAGCTTCTTTTACAGCTTGATCTTCAGCAGAAGTAGCATTCTTCTTGCCGGTATTTTTACCCTCACAAAGAGTCCACTCAGTGATTTGAATTTTGTCACTGTCGAGTTGACCATAGTGAGTACGGTACTTGTTACCGTCAACTTCAATGGTCCAAGTTTGAATAGCACCCGTATTTGTACGAGCGAATAACATAGGTAGTTTCATATCTTTATATAGATTAACATCAAATCCATCAAAAGTCAACTCAATTCTTCACGATTTCTCCGTGGGAATTACTGTACCAAACCTCTCCAACATTAAATTGTTTGATTACACTTTGACATCCACAACATGGCTTGCTATTTGCCATCTTATTATTTCTATTAAATCTAATCACAACCATTTTAAAATCCCTAAGATCCTCTTTGCCGCTCTTCATACACACACTCAACTCAGCATGAAGTCCAACAAGCTGATGGTTTTTATAATCATATTCCAAAGTCTTGGGATGACTCTTACAGCTATTTGTACCAATATGAACAATCTTACCGCAACGAATAAGAAAAGCTATGTGACTGCACCTATGTTCTAGGTTAAGCGGACACATAACCTTTGCAATGTCAATAGTACGCTTCAGAATCTTGCTGTTCATTACTAGACTTATACTACCAGTGACTTTATAAAAAGTCAACAGCTTATTTTAAGCCAGTATAAGTTTCAATTGGCTTTTTGGTAGCTAAATCTTGATCAAGAATATCAATTGCTTTCTTTTTAGACTTATAAAAAGCGTGGGTCAATAATTTAAGATCAGCGTCTTCAACATCATATCCCATTTTAACATACTTAACCAATCTTTTCAGTGTAACGCTAGGATAGTATATACTACCTTCATTAAACTTCAACTTGTTGTTGTTGATTTCATTTAATACGTTACTTTCATAAACAACATTAGTACCATCATATGCAATACGACATACATTGATATCAAATGACTTAAACAACGCTTCAATAGTATCAAAGTATTTGAATGTTACACACTGAATCTTCCAGTCAACATCCATATACTTGATTGTAAGTGTACAATGCCATTCACTGAAAACAGTAGATTCAATCTTATATCCAGCAGTAAGACTGCTTAAACTGATTGCAGATACAAATTGTTCAAATTGTTCTTTGTTTTTAAAGAATACATCTACGTCGGCGTTTGTTAACGGCAACTTACGATATGTTCTATGTAAACACCCGCCCGCAATCCACGGACCATTTTCAGTACACTTAGGCAATAACTCAATCAAGTATTCCAATACACTTGATGTGGGTAAATGCTTTAGAAACAAATTTAACGTGGTCTTTTCTAGTTTCATTGGAACTTTATATGGTTCTTGTGGTAGTTCCACAAATTTAATATCCAGATTCATAAATTTTCTTCAATAGGTTTGGATAACAATTATCCGGATAATCAGTTGTGTTCTTTCCACTATCATAACTTAAACATACACCTTCGTCAAGTACAGGTTCAAATTTACGTTGGGTTTTATAAAACATATTTACACTATTATGACTGCAAGTTTGATAAAAATCACAACCTACACTCATACACATACCAATATCATTTGTCTTGATACTATACTTTTTCATAAAAATAAGGGAGGTACTGTTACATACCTCCCCCTTTGTTCAATCCTTGCTTCCTAGAAGATACGTATTGCTAATAGCCTTGAAACTAAACTCCCTCTCAAGTCCACGTACAACCACACCTTCCCTATCAACTTCCATGTTCAATACACTCTTACCTTCAGCATACCTCAACATATAGTCAACAATATTGTTTTCATTTGGAATTACAAATCCATACTTCTCAAGTACAGGCACCATTTGCAATTGCAACCCAAACAATACCCACTCAAGTTCATCAAAGAACATACGGCGACCC